TTTGAGCTTACTTCTTGTCTCATCAAGTCTACTAATAACTGTCTCAGTATGTTTGTTGATTTCATGTTTCATTATTTCTTCTGCCATTTGTTATCTCCACGATTCTCCATTGACCCACACAACTAATGCTTTACGAACACCACGAGTTACTTTATGAACTCTGTGGTTGATAAAACTTGTGAAAGCAATCAAAGAATCTTTTGTTGCATTTATTATTATCTTTTCACCACCATGAAAAAATTCGAGTTCACCACCATCGAAATCATCATTGATTACATACGACATGCTTATCTTTCTAAGTGAGCTGATACCATCAGCTATGTCTGTATGCCAATCATAAAAATCACCTGCTTGATATTCCAAGTATTGAATGTCTTGTATACAAGCAAGTCTGTAGTTGTAGATTTCGTTGAGGTCTAAAATAATGTAATTCAAAGTCTCTGCTATGTCTGTATTCAAAGGTATTCTCCATGCCTTGACTTGCCTGATGCCACTTTTACCTGAATTAACTTTTGCTTCGACAGGTATTTTTTTTTGGTGTATCTCATTTATCATAGCTAGTCTTGTCTCCTGACTTATGGGTCTATGTGTGATTCCATAGATGGGGTTGATGTCTAAGTCAGGTTGGCAGTTCTCCCTAAAAAATTTACTCGGTAATGGTGAGTAACTACTCACCTAGACTTTCTCGCAAAGTCAATGTACCTTTCTTGCTCCTTGATAAGACAATGCCATTGCCAATCGCTTTCCTGCAATCATCCGGCACAAGACTTTTTATGTCAGTCACAATCTCTTTATGTTTCGCTACATAAGGTTTGACCTGCTGTAGTGATTCAATAAGATTGTTCATCTCTTTATGGTCTGTCATATCCAAAGTTCTCATGCCATCTAATTTTATTTCTTTGGGTTGTTCAATAGGTTGCATGAATTGAGTTGGCTCTTTATCTTCTTGTACATATTTCCAAAATGCCATCTCAGCTTTGTAGAGTGTTTGTTGAAACTCAGGGTCGGATTCTATCGATGTCCAATCATGTGACCTGTTGCCAAAAAAGACTGTAAGATAGGTCTCAGAAGCTCCTGAGTGCATCATGTAGTGTTGTAGCTGAGGGTAATAGTATTCAGCGACATTGAGCAGGTTGTTATGTTCGTAAGTGTGTTTTGCTTCTACTACGATATTTGCATCTTCAATGTATCCATCTAAATGCGACATCATGAAATCTTTGGGTTCGAGTGTTACATCTCTTTTGATTTGTGTGTGCTGATGTTTCTCTTTGACTAATATTCTTTGTAGCCAATCTAAATTCAATGTCTCTGTTGCAACACCTATTTGTACTGCAAGTATTTCTGACAGGTCATCTTGTTCTTTCCTGCCTGTTTTTTCGAGCCATAAATCATGCCAACTGCCATCGACAATTTTCTTAGCATCAGACCCACCTATACCTTTTGTTCTATCCATTATTTGCTCCTTTGTAGTTTGTGGTGCAGGTGGGGGAAAAATCAAAAACCCACCTGCGAGGAGAAACGATTATGACCTCGTTTCTAAGAGTGTATATATGAAAACTAGAAAGGTGTACCTTCAGGTATTGAGGGGTCAGATACATCCTTTCCATTTTTATTTATACCATCATTTTCATATAGTGCCAAGCTAATAAACTTATAAGGTTTGCCTGTCTTTTCAGATGTGCCTTCTTTTTGAGTTGCATACATCTGATGGTCATACTTACAGTTGACTTTCATAGCACCTGCCATCTGATAATTCTTACCTGCTTGTGCAGGTGTCAAGAATCCTATCTCTGCAAAAACACGATGATACTTTTTACCTGTTGCACTTGTCTTTTCAACGACAATTATGTTTGTGCCTTCTTTGGTAACAGTCTCACCTGTATTCTTATCTCGATATGTCTCGACAGTTCCATCATCAATCGTACCGACTTTGACAATCCTATCTGAATCATTGAATGGGTCGTTAAGTGTTCCATTCATGACATCTGATTGACTGTTGCTTTCGATATCATTGACTTGTCTCATTATATCATCTACATCCATACTCATTTACTACTCCTACATTATGTTGTTTTTGTTAATCTCGTTTTGCACTTGTGGGTTTATCGTTGGTGAAGCGACTGCGCCATTACCATCATCATCTTCTGAAGGTAATCCATACAAAGACTGTAAGGTGAACCTTTTTGCATAAGTGATACCTGAACCCAACTGATGTGCATTAGTCAAATTTGCACAAGGCACAGCTAGACATGCATCATAGGTATCTGTGTCATTGATGTGTCTGACAACAGTCTTTACATAACACTTACCTTCTTTTTCAATGGTGTGTTGTGTAAAGAAAAGACCGAACTGATTGCCCTGCCTACATGCTTTAATCACATCGGCTAGTGTTGAGTATGTCGATTTGAAGTGAGGGTTGTTCCCACTAGTTACAGCACTTATAGCCAACTCCTGAAACTTGTTCATCGCACTTGCAAGTCTAAGTTCATTGTTTTGTTTTTCTTGTATTTTAGTCATTGTCATTTTCTTTCTCCTAGTTTCTCAAAATACTCTTTGTTATCTGAATTTTGGTGAGAACACCAACCATCAAAATTCTGCCATTTATTCGGTTTCCTTTGAATCATCTTGTCTTCTAAGACTTGTAAGTTTTCTGTCAAACTTGCAGTCATGTCTCCACAATGCTCACCATTTGTTATATCTACATTTTTAGCTTTGATTTCTTTCCATGTGTATAGCTTATCTGCTTCGTTTGGAAAATATATTCCCCCATGCTGTATCCTTATAAATTCACATTCATAAGGGTCTGTACATTCATCTATAGACCAAAACAATTCCATCAAAGTAGTAAATGTAAATATACCTACAATTTGGTAGTCATCTCTCATTCTTACTAATGCTGTTGCCATTTATTTCTCCTATATGATATCAATAGTTTCTTGCAGGATGACATCTTGTATCAGATTCCTGCAACAATCTACTGCATGTTTTTTATTTTTGAATAGACCAAAACCATCAGGAAACTTATTCTTTAAATACTCATCTTTTTCTATGTACTTGACAAGCACAGGACAATGTATTTCCCAAAATCTTTTAGTCGCATCTGTGTGTCTTATGACAAGGGTTACTAATTTACCTGAAGGTAAATAAATGTTTCGTGTATATGCACCACTATTTATCTTTGTTACTTTCATAAAATGTCATACCCCTTGCCATAATTTTTTTCATGAACACCAAACTTTGCCACATCATTTGATACTAGTCTTAGTGTCGTAAGCTTTTGTAGCATGTCTATGAGAGCATCCTTTTCTTCTTTTTTGAGCTTGTCATCATTGCCGAGTTGCAAAGCGATTTCTTCGATATCGACATCAAGTCTCTCACCGAAGAAGTGTACCCAATTAGCAACAACCTTTGCCATGTTGTCATAGTCAAATTTTTCGTTGAGTGTTTTTTTTACTTGTTGTACTTCCATACTTATCTCCTGTTAATTGTTTACGAGCAGTTTCGTTTCAGACTTACTCAGGTCTAATCTTTTTTTTTCTTCGCATTCTTTATTGAAGTCAATCAATTCTTTTTGTTTGTATTTATTATCTTCGATAGCATTCTTGTCTCTTTCATCTAATGGTTCATCAAATAGATATTTCAACTCTGCTCTTTGATAATCACTTTTCCATCTGTGATTCTCGATTGTCACAGAGTTGTCATGACTAAGTAAGCAGGGTAAAAAATCGTGAGTAACATAATCTTTTATCTGACTTGGTTCAATCTTACCAATGTGTGCTACTGTACCAAGATGTTCAAGTGACATATCCCATTCGCTTCTAAAATACTTTATATAATCAGAAAAGAATCTGTGTTGATGTTTCATGTCTTTGTTTTTAAACTTTGACCACTTTGATGTTTCACGTGAAACAACTCCAAATCTCTTGTTAGTTCTCACGATTCTCTCAAATGCATTCCTTCTTCCCTTCTCAGGTAGTTGCATAATCAAATCTTCATCTAAGCATAATTTACTTTCATCAACTTCGATTTTGAGAATGAGGGAATCTTTTTGGTCTTCTGTCACCTGCATAGTTGAGTAATAAAAAGCATAGCAGTCTGTCAGATAAACCAAGTCAGGATTGCTATACAAGTCAGCATGTTCCCAATTACCTTTTGATGTTCCACGTGGAACAATCCCATTCTTTAGAATATTGTCGAGATACTGAGCATCAGTACCATGATATAGTGTCATTGTCATAATATGTTTCTCCTGTTCATGTGAGTACATTACACCTAAAGTATACCAATGTAAACCTTTTTTTTATACTAAAAGTAATATATACTCATGGGGTCAATAACAAGGAGACAAGATGATATTAAATCAATATATAAAACAAGAGGGGATTTCAGTATCTAAGTTTGCGAAAAAGTGTGATATACCACTTCCAACAATGTCCAAGTATTACTATGGAGAGAAGATACCAAGACTAGAGAATATGATGAAGATTTATAAAGAAACAAAAAAGAAAGTAACAGCTAACGATTTTTATGGAATCAAATAATGTCTTTTCAGGCAATGGCATGGGCAGTCAAACAAGATACTAAGAACAGTATTAGCAAACTGATTTTGCTCATGTTGGCTAATTATGCTGATGAAGAACATGCATGTTTCCCTAGCATCAGTCACATTGCCAACTTGTGCCATTGCTCTGAAAGAAGTGTCAAGACCCACATAAAAGAGTTACAAAGAAAAGGGTACATCAAGATTGGTAAAATCAAAGGCAGAGTAAATAACACTAACAGATATGTACTTGGTAGTGCAAATGCTTCACTAGTGCAGGATACTGCAATCGGTAGTGCAACAGATGCCCACAATACTAATATAAAGCAAAGTAATATTTTAACTAAGGTTAAGAAGAATAAAAACTTCTTAGCAGGATAGATAATGAAAGATATCGAAGGTGTATATCGAGCCAAAGACTTAACAGAAAGTATTTGGGATTTGTACAATGGTAAATCACAAAAGAGATATCATTGTGGTTTCACATCATTAGATAATTACTTCAAGATTATTAAACCTTCATTCATATTGATGACCGGCACACCTAACTCAGGTAAGTCTAGTCTGACCTTTGAGATAGCATTGAGAACTTCTAGAGAACATTCTTTCAAGTATCTTATCTTCTCACCTGAGAGTTCTGCACAAGTTAATCTTAAAAGACTTATTGAAAAGTATTGTCAGAAACCTTTCGATAAGATGTTTCACAACAGAGCCGATGAGACCGAAGTGCTTGAAGCAATCGAATACATACATGAGCATTTCTTGTTTGTAGATAAGAAAGAAGATGCACCTGATATAGATTGGATATTAGATAAAGCTCGTAAGTGTCATGAAGCTTATGACATAGATGGATTGATACTAGACCCATAC